CGTCATTGACTATATTATGCGTAGGCGTTTGACTCTGTCCCTTTATTGTCTACTTTAGACTCCGTATAAATATACTTTATTATCAAGTACTTACATTGCAGTGTAATATAGTTCTTTTTTACTATTTTGTATACTTGCTTTTTACTGTTTTATATACAGTAGCGGCTCCGACAACATTACACAACACAGTCATACCCTCCCCCCCTATGTTGTTTTTATACAACAATATCGATATATACGCATATACGCATATTAGCACTCTACTGACTAGACTGCTAACAATAGAGTAAAGCTATCGGGTTGCATGAGGGGCTATGTTGCACCTTTATAGTGCAACCTAGTAAACCTAAGTTGACACTTGCCGTCATAGTCTAAACCTATCGACATTGGCACTTGATAGCCAGACACTATCAACACCTACGGGTAAACCCTTAGATACTGTTTAAACTGCAATACAGGGTCATAGCGACGATTTAGCGCTAGGTTAGGGGTCAGTATCAACAGGTTAGCGTTCGCAGTTTTCGAGGGTAAACCCTAAGTATAAAGACTGAGAGAATCATTACTTTTGGTTATATCGCCCAACTGTGAATTGATAGTTAAACGCTATCACGGGAACAAACCGATAGAAAAATATCATTGGATAAAAGTGTTGCAAACCCTCATACTAGGGCTTAGTAGTAAGTAAGTTAAACAAAACAAGGGAAACAAAATGGCAACTGAAAAACAGTATTACGACAGAGTGGCGCAGATTGATGCCGCTTGGAATACAGTTAGGCCTGTTGGTGCTTATTGGTCTTACATCACAGATGAGTGCGTTGATTGGGATAATGCTAGTCACTGTGAAAAAAACAGCCCAGAGTTTTGGGACGCTATGTTGATGAGTTTAGATTGCTCTGCAGCAACTAGACTCGAAGACATGGGTATCAAGTGGAGTAGTTTTCCAATAGCATTAAATTATTAACAGTAGATAAGAAAGGGATTAATATGACAATGTCACATGATGAATTAGTAGCAAAGCGTAACGCTAAAGGTAATTGGGATTCTACAAAGCCTTATCTTGGCGCTAAATATGTGGTTGCAAAGCCTCAGAAAACTACTTATAAGATTCAAATGCGTGAAAGCGGTGACGTGAGTTTTTACACGATTGACCACTTAAGCAGTAAAAAGAAAGCCGAGCATTATCTGAAAGAGTATCAAGCATACAAACCAAATAGCGAATTCATTATTGTAGAATACAAAGGGGATTAATATGACTCACTTAATAGATATAGATTTATTGCCTAATATCGGCTCAGTAATAGATCTCGGCACTGCGCCAATTGATTGGGATCCAAAGGCGGGTTTAGAGTTTGCAGATGCGCCTTATGACTTTTATCAGTATATTGATGAAGTGCTAGGTTGGAATGCATCTGAGGATAATTGCATTGCTGACCAATTCAAAAGATGTTTTTTTGAGTTATTAGATAAAGAAATATTTCGTAAAGGTTTTAGAGATAATATGCAATTTACTATTACAATGCCTGTGAAGTTTTTTGCAGTATCGTTTAATGTTTGTATTTATCCTGATAATTGAAAGGAATTACCATGAATGACAACTATAAAACCCTTTGTTTTAAAGATGCGAAAACTAGTGAAACTGTTTGCACGTTAATTGTGGAATTTCATGAAAACGAAAACTATTGGGCTGTACTAGATACTAAATCGCCAATATTTAAAACCTATGAATTTATGATTGAATGCGCTTTGTATGGTATCAATGAGGGTCAGACCCATTTTGATTGCTATGAGGGTGATGATGGCAAACCACTAGCGTTCTGGGCGTTGACTAACAAAGCAATATAATAGTTTTACAGTCAATCTGATGATGGGCTAATGCCCGAAACACTCGCAAGGGTGTCATTGACAATGCAGTATCCTAACTTGGAGGTATTACAAATGAGAAAAGCAAACAGCATCAACGCACAGCAAGAGCTGTCAAACATTCTTGCAGACATCAAAGCAGATACGATTTATACAGTTTTGCGCCATGTATCTAGTTCAGGGATGCAAAGGGAGATCAGCGTTAAGATGATCGATGCAGGGCGCATCATTCATCTTGATTGGCTCGTTAGCGAGGCATTAGGAATTAGACAGGGCAAAAAAGGCGGTTTAGTTGTTAAAGGCTGTGGAATGGACATGGGCTTTCACTTGGTGGATAACATTAAGCGTGTCTGTGGTGCTGGTAAAACTTTCCGCCATGAATGGATCTAATCATGCTTAGAGAATCAGATATTCTTAAAGAATCAGGCTCTTATTGGGTCTTAAAATGCAAGACAGGATTTGATGTTATGAAGAATGTAGGCACACACTCAAAAACAATCGCCAGCTTTAGCAAAGCTCAATTAGACTTAGCAGAGGCGTATTTTAATTACATGGTTAAGAGGGAGGTATCAGATGCTTAAATCTTTATTACTCACGGGAGTATGTTTATACACTTGTTTAACTGCTGTTTATGTCATTGTCTTTTATCTATGAAAGGGATTAAAAATGGATAGATTTGACTATTACCTAGAATTTATGTCTATGCGTTTAGATGATCCCGATTTTAGTCTAATGTACGGGGTTAACGAATATGATCGCTGGTACTCTGATTATATGGAGATACTTAACCAAAAACACTCTGAACCAATGGAAGAGAATAAACCATGAAAACTGCACTATTTTGGTGCATGACATACATAATTTTAGCCTATGTTTTGTATCATCTTGTTGGAGTGATGTTATGTTATGCTTGGGAATACCTCTAAAACCTCTTAAACGGGGCTATACGGGGTTTTCTTAGGGTAGTTAAGGGGTAGGTAGCCTAGCAGTAAAATAAACGCCACAATCAGGCTAAAAACATAGCCTATTTTGGCAAGGTAATGGGTTAGTATGCTAACCTATGTTCAACTCGAATTGATGGAGATATGATGCACTGCACAATATGCGACAAAATGCTTAATGATTACGAAAGCACTCGAAAGACACTGGATGGCAAGTATTTGGATATGTGCCAAGATTGCTATACAGGCTTAGACGTGCTGATTCCGACAATAGATCGTAAAGACCTATTACACGAAGCGGATACGCCATTGATAGATGAAATATTTGACGAATATGGGGACTATGAAGACTATACCAACAATGAAGACCTATAACGTAATACAACTTAGTATATGCTTATGTTATATACATAGTTAAAACATACTATAACGTAATACTATATAGTGAGGGTAGCATACTTTTATGATTTTGTCAATAGTTTTGTGTTGTATTTATGTCGTTGTTTTTATTACGAATGTGTGATATTGTCGAAACTACAAGGAGGGTTTTATGAATCAAAACCATAACGAAGAAGCAAGATATCACTTTATTATGATGGATTTTGTCGATCTAATCGGCGATTATGGATATGATACTGTCATGGACGATCTATCTACGGCGATTGCTGATAAGGTTAATAGGCTGGTTGGTAGAGCAGTAATGGAGGATAATGATGATTGAGAAACTAGAAGCACCTGACGGGTATGTCTTTGTTTGCGTGCATTGTGCGAAGGATATCGGCATTGAATTACCCGAAGATGAGGACATCACAATCACAATGCCACGCAGTCAGTGGCAAGCCATTAGCAAGGCTATTGATGTCGCTTGCTCTCAGGGAGAGACTAAATGAATAAAATGGGTATGGAATTAATTACAGATAGTGAAAGATCAGCAAAATGGAACCATGCAGAAAATACATGGGATGTTGCTGATAAGATGGTGTATCAATGGAAGAATAAGACAGAACAATCACCTGTATTTAGTATTCTTCATGATGCTTTAGATTGGATGATTAAGAGGAATTCATGAAAGACCTTATCTTTATTGGGGTATTTGCTTTGGGTTGTTTATGTGGTTGGATTGCTAATCAGGTGCATTTTGAACATAATGATTGCATTGACTACTCAGGTAAATATTATCGGTATGAGGCTTGGTTAAGCGTTAAGGATGGGATTTACCGGTGCTTTTGGATTGAGAAGGATTACCCACACAGGGTTAGAATACAAGGAGTGATTGATGTCAAATGAACATGGCTATTGCCCAAACTGTAACGCTGATTTAGATGGTGGCTCGATATGGAACCATTTCTTTGAGACCACTGGCTCGGAGGCAGAGGCAGATAAGAGTGCTAAGTCATACGGCGCAGATAGAACCCAAGGACAATGGGGTAGGGCTATTGGGATTTATGATATGGAAGTCGATAGAACTGTGGCTTGGAAGTGTCCGGATTGTAATCATCAATGGGGGCGTAATGTAACATAAACGATACATTAAGTGGGGTTATTGTAACAAATACGATACATTAGGAGAATGATGATGAAACCAAGTGATTTAGTAGGACGCATTACAGAAGCAAATCGTATTAGTGGGACTCGTGCATACGGGGACTGTGAATACAAGGAAGAAGATCCAAGAATGGCAATATGGAAACTTGAAGCAGAGTGGATTGTTAAACAACAAAAGGAGAAGCAAGATGGATTACTATGATTTTAGTTGTAAAGTTGATGAGTTACAAGGCAAGATAGAATGTTTTGTTGAGTTGCTAGGAACACTAGCGGAAGCAGATTCTGACAATCAATCCAGTGGCACATTCTGGTTTATTCAGGATACTGTCAAGCGGTATTCTCAAGAACTTGAAAGTCTATCGGATGAATTAATGGAGAATCACAGAGAACTAACTGATCAAACTACGTCATTGAAGCCAAAGAAAAATGCTGACAAAACAAAGAACAAGTAAATTCTTAAAGCACATCGCTTGCCCGAATTGTGGGTCATCGGATGGTAATGCTTTACATGATGATGGTCATACTTATTGCCATGTATGTCATACTTACACCGATGGCGATGGAGTTATTACCAAGAGAGAAATTAAACCAATGAATAAGGATTTAGAATTCTATGACAATGCTACTGCTGGTGCTATCGCTGATCGTAATATTTCTTCGGCTGTTTGCTTAAAATATGGAGTTAAACAAGATGTTAACAAGCATTATTACCCTTACTTTGATAATGATGGCGTGTTATCTGCTATTAAGATTAGGCTCGTCAGCTCTAAAGCATTCTCGATTGCTGGTGAGTTTGGCTCTACGATGCTATTCGGTCAAAACTGTTTCCCTAAAGGCGGTAGATTCTTAACGATATGCGAGGGTGAATTAGACGCACTATCAGCGTTTCAGATGATGGGCGCTAAGTATCCTGTGATCTCAATCCGTAATGGCGCATCGGCAGCACTCAAGGACTGCAAAGCACAATACGAATACATTGACAGTTTTGAGAATATTGTCTTGTCGTTTGATGGCGATGAAGCCGGACAGAGAGCAATGCAGTCTGTTGCTGAGTTATTCGGTGGCAAAGTCAAGATGATGAAGATGCGAACAGGCTTAAAGGATGCTTCGGATTATCTCAAGATCAAGGCAGATAAGGAGTTTGTTGACGATTGGTGGAGAGCAGAGCAGTATGTACCGGATGGCATTATCCAAGGCTCTACGTTGTGGGAGATGGTATCTAAACCGATTGACAAAGCAGAAGTAGATTATCCTTATGCTGGTATCAACAAATTAACCTATGGCATTCGTAAGGGCGAGTTAGTGATGATTACGGCTGGATCAGGCTTAGGTAAATCACAGTTCTTGCGTGAGATCGTATGGCACATCCTATCCAAGACCGAAGACAATATCGGCATGATGTTCTTGGAGGAGGGTGTGCGTAAGACGGCTAGATCGCTGATGTCCCTAGCGGCGAACAAACCGATTCATTTACCCGATGTTGATGTATCACCGGAGGAGTTAAAAGATGCCTTTGATAGAACACTTGGCACTAACCGCCTTTATCTGTTTGATCATTTTGGAAGTAGTAGTCTTGATAACATTGTTAATCGTGTCCGTTACATGGCAAAAGGACTTAACTGTGGCTACGTGGTCTTGGATCACATTAGTATCATTGTTAGCGGGGGTGACGTGGGCGATGAACGAAAAGCTCTTGATGCTATCATGACACGCTTGCGGATGTTGGTGCAAGAAACAGGGATTAGTCTGTTATGTGTGTCGCACCTGAAACGTCCTGAGAGCAAAGGTCACGAGGAAGGCGCTGTTACATCGCTGGCACAATTGCGTGGCTCAGGCTCGATAGCCCAGCTATCTGACATTGTGATCGGACTAGAGCGTAACGGGCAGGCTACTGACATGATTGAAAGAAACACTACTCATGTTAGGGTTTTAAAGAATCGCTTTAGTGGTTACACTGGCGGTGCTGGTGATTTACTATACAATCCATCAACAGGCAGAATGTTAGAGATACAGGAAACTATATGAAAGATGATTTACTAGAAAAAGCATTGAAGTACGCAAAGCATGACGACTATAATGTTACCCGTAAAATCATTACTGATCTATGTAACGAAATAGAGCGATTGCGTGAACTTAATAAAGATGTCTTTAGCAGGATTCAGGACAATAAAGAAATCTTTAATCACGCTGAACGCTATCTGTGGCTACGCAACGCAGCTTGGGATGTTCCTCCGGGGGCGTATGCACCGATTGTGGTGATATGCGATAACAAGATGGCAACATGGGAATGGCTTGATGGCACTGCGTTAGATTTAACTATTGATAAATGGCGTAACGATGTTACTCTTTAAATGGATTGCTACTTGTCTTTGCTTAGTCGGTATCGCATTAACCAGCTACAATATCTATCCGATGAACATTGTTCTCAGTGCGGGGGGTAGTGCGATGTGGGCTTGGGCGGGATGGAAGCAACGGGACAATCCATTATTGATTGTTGAAGCAGTAGCAGTTTTCTTTTATGCGTCTGGATTTATTACATGGATGATGTAAGCAAAAGAGTATTTGATTTAGCAAGAGGATGTATTGACGAACTAGAGAAGCAAAATAAGTACATTCAGTTATTAGAAGAGTATATTGAGGAGTTAGAGAATGGTGTGGAAGTGTCCGCCGTTAAACCTGTTCAATTGGAACAACCTTTGGAAATGGAGAAAGCAAATGACAACATGGACGACAGAAGACCGGATGCATTGCGTAATCGAAGAAATGCAAAAGGAAATAAAAGAACTTCAGGATCAGTTAGTGATAGCGAACATGGAACTGACAATAGCGATGGCGGAAGTGGAAGCACTGAGATATCAATTGATAACAGCAACGCAGGGTAAACATTAATGGCACATCCTGATCAACTATTTGGAGATAAAACCTATGCTCAACATGGAGACGATCTTATTATTCGGGCTATCTTTCACAGTCTCGGTATTGCTACTCCTTCATACTTGGATGTGGGAGCGCACCATCCGGAACGGATTAGTAATACTAAGCTGTTCTATGACATCGGCAGTCGGGGTATTAATGTTGAGCCAAATCCTACTTTATATCAAGCATTCTTAGAACAACGACCACAGGATATTAACCTTAATGTTGGTGTGGGTATTCAATCAGAATTCCGTGAATTTTACATGATTGATAGCGAATCTGGTCGAAATAGTTTCCTTAAAGAGGTTGCTGAAGGGTTTGTAATGGATTATCCGCAGTTCAATATCACCAATGTAATGCAACTTCCAGTCTTTACAATCGATCAAATCCTTAAACACAAACTCACACCGGACTTTCTGACAATTGATATTGAGGGCATGGATTACGAAGTGCTGCAGAGCATCAATTATTGCCTACACCCGTTTAAGGTAATCTGTGTGGAGTTGCAGCCATATAGCGAAGAAGACATTCGATCGTTAATGACCAATGTCGGCTATGATCCGATTATTCGATGTGGTTCTAATTTAATATTTGTTGACAAAACACTATCCCATAGAGTAAGATAATTCTATGAGATTATTACTTGACATCGAAACCACATTAGATCACAGAAAGATTTGGTGCGTTGTTACAAAAGATTTAGATACAAACGAGGTAAAGGTATGGAAAGAAGCAAACGCCTTATCGGAGTACATAAAGGCAGCGAGTTTGATAGTGGCTCACAATGGGATAGCATTCGACTTTCACTTACTGAAAAAGTTATGGAAATGTCAGATTACATTGAAGAGAGTCGAAGATACGTTAGTTCTAAGTCGCTTACTAAACCCAAGTCTGGAGGGAGGACACAGTCTAAACAACCTAGGGAAGTTGTTCGGAGTACAGAAGATTGAGTTTAATGATTTCAATCTAGAGACGCACACGCTAGATGAAATGATTGAGTATTGTGTGCAGGATGTGGAAGTATTACACAAGGTTTATAGTTATTTGAAGTATGAATTAAAGAGGCAGGACTTTTCAATTAAATCACAGGAGCTAGAACATGAAGTACAAGCAATCATCGCCCAACAAGAAAGAAACGGTTTCAAGTTCAATGAACAATCTGCTATGCAATTATTGGCTGAATTTAAGACTAGGCTGGAAGCTATCACTGTTGAAATGCAAAGCATTTTTCCTCCCAAGGTCACTGCTGGTCGCACCCACAAAACCACCGGTAGACCCCTTTCCGACATCGTGGAAGACTTCAATCCCGGAAGCCGAAAGCAAATTGCTGAAAGACTTCAAGAAAAGGGTTGGAAACCCTCGAGGTTTACCGAAAAAGGTAGCGTCATCATCGACGAAACCACGCTCGAAGGTCTCGACTTCCCAGAAGCGAAAGCCATAGCAGAATACTTGATGCTACAAAAGCGTATAGCGCAGATAGAGAGCTGGATTGAGGCAATACAGGCTGATGGTCGTGTGCATGGCAAAGTCATCACCAACGGGGCTGTGACAGGTCGTATGACACATCACAGTCCTAACATGGCTCAGGTGCCAAACTCTAGTGCGATATACGGATTAGAATGTCGTGATCTTTGGACAGTTGAGAAAGGATGTAAGTTAGTCGGTATCGATGCAAGCGGTTTAGAGTTGCGGATGCTGGCACACTACATGAATGATGATGAATATACGAATGAAGTTGTTTCCGGCGACATACACACAGCCAATCAAAATGCGGCAGGATTGGAAACGAGGAATCAAGCTAAGACGTTTATCTATGCCTTCCTCTATGGCGCAGGACCTGCTAAGATCGGGTCGGTTGTTGGAGGCACGTCGAAAGAAGGACAAAAGCTCATTACTAATTTTCTACGGAACACACCGAAACTACAAAGGCTCAGAGAGCGTGTATCTGAAGCGTTTACTGCGAGGGGAGTCCTACTCGGTCTTGACGGACGCAAGCTACTCGTTCGCTCGGAGCATTCGGCGCTCAACACGTTACTGCAGGGCGCTGGTGCGATAGCCATGAAGCAAGCATTGGTATTATTACATAAAGACTTGACAAATTGTAAAATACCATTTAAATTAGTAGCTAATGTTCACGATGAATGGCAGATTGAAGTTCCTGAGAAGTACGCTGAACAAGTTGGTCAAAGTGGTGTTATAGCGATTACCAATGCTGGTGTAGAATTTAAGATGAACTGCCCTTTAACCGGCGAATATAAAATAGGCGATACATGGAAACAAACCCACTAGATCGTGAAGAAAAAGAAATTGAAGGTCAGGTACTGATTGTGTTGTACACTGATCGCACCTTTTCTATCGGTACGTCTGTTGATTTAGACACAACTCTCCAATGCTTAGCAGCTGCGGTTGATGGTCTTGTCGAAGAAACAATGGATGGTATCGAGGAAATGAAGTCTTTCTCCGGAAAGATTCACTAGCAGTATCTTATTAACCGCAGTATAACAAAGGAGTTATCATGGCAAATATTGAAAAGCCAATTAAGATTGAAGCAGAAGTACAGTGGGCGTTCTTTACCACTAAGAATGAAATGTCAGGTAAGTATCAAGTAGACCTTACCAATCTCAGTAGCGGTGCTGTTGAAGCACTGCAGTCGGCAGGACTTGAGCCACGCCAGCGTGAAGACAAACCTGAGAAGGGTTGGTTTATTACGGCTAAGAGTAACTACGCTATTGAGCCAGTTGACAAAGGCGGTGAGAAGATTACCGAAGTTGTTGGTAATGGTTCTAAGGCAGTAGCAATCATCAAGCCGTATGAGTGGAGCTGGAAGAACAAGAAGGGCGTTTCTCCATCGTTAATGAAGATCACTATCACTGATTTACAGGTTTACAGCAGTGATTCTGAGGAACTCGAAGACGACGAAATTCCACTATGAAAGCTCTCGTTGATGCCGACATTCTAGTATACCGATTTGGTTTTGCATCGGAAGGAGACCCAGCAGAGTTTGCGTTAGCTCGTCTATCCGAATTCTTGGACAATCTCAGCTTGAGTGATGGCATCGACGAAGTGTGGGGTTATTTAACAGGTAAAGGTAATTTTAGAAAAGAGATAGCCGTTACTGCTCCATACAAAGGCAATCGTGTTGCACCGAAGCCCTATCATTTTCAGTTGCTTCGGGAATACATGGAAAGAGCTTGGGGATTTGAAGTAATAGAAGGCATGGAAGCGGATGATGCGATTGGTATTGAAGCCTATCGTAACGAACCAGATGAGACACTCATTGTCAGCATTGACAAAGACCTCAACATGATTCGTGGTCATCACTATAACTTTGTGAAGGAAGAAAGGTATTACGTCACAGAGGAAGAGGCTATCCGTAACTTCTATCTTCAGATCCTAACAGGCGATAAGGTTGACAACATTATTGGACTATCCGGCATTGGTCCGGTGAAGTCCAAGAAGTTGTTGGTAGATTGTAATAATGAATTAGAGATGTACGAAGCTGTATTGAAAGCGTACGATGGCGACGAAGCCAGAGTGCTTGAAAATGCTCGTTTACTTTGGATACTTAGAGAGGAGAAGCAAGTATGGCAACCGCCAATAAAGTGAAGTTACAGGATTGTCCGATTATTAAGATTACATGGATTGATGCACAAGCAGATGCGGGATGGGATGAACCAAAGGTTGACATTGCACAATGTGTAACTGTTGGCTTTCTAGTTAGTGAAACAGATGATGCTATCTGTGTCGCAGGAACTGTGTCAGATCACGAATGCAACAATCGTATTAGTATTCCCAAGTCATGGATATTAACGCAACAGCTAGAGGAAATGAAAGATGAAACCGCAGTCAGCAAAGGCAAAGGGAAGAAACCTGCAAAAGTGGGTAGCAGAGCAGTTGCAAAAAAGGTTCCCGCAGCTACGCCAAGGAGACCTCGTAAGCACGTCAATGGGAGCCAGCGGGGAAGATGTCAAGCTAAGTCCAGCGGC